GTACTCAATCACTCCATTCTTACTGTCACGAGGGCATGAAACCATAAGGCTATACATAGATCATGAAAAGATCCCGGTAATTCTAGTAGGTAGCGGAAGAGATAGTGATTATGAAATAGACGGATACTCACATGATGCAAATGATGCCGGGCAGATACTTGAGAACTTTCCCAATGTTATAGAGTATTGGCCCACATCTAAGGATGATATGCCAAGAATACTTAATGAGGTAATAGAGGGGAGAGTGCCGGCATTTATTAGCCTATCAAGATGACGTTTAGGGAGGGTGTTTCTGTGCTTGCTTATGTAATATTAATACTGTTTGTTTTTATCATGGCCTTTTCAAGTGACAGAAAATGAGGGTTAAGACTAAAAACACTTATGAGGCAGCTTTTTACATTTTGTATGGTGGAGTATTTGAAAAAGTCAGGGAAGTAGTGTTAAATTATAGCAAAGCTAAAAAGAAAGGTTATACCAAGGAATGGACAATCTATCTATCCAATGTACCCGATTGGGCGGTAGATACTTGGAGAACCTATAATGCTTTCGGGAACATTACAGAATTTGTAGATGTCCGTAGAAAGTTAAAAAAGAAAATAAGGCGTGAACTCAACGCAAACCACTCCATTAAAGAAGTTAACAGTAAAACAGCGTAGGTGGTTAAAGGAGTATCAGAAGACCTTTAATGCTACCGAGGCAGCCATGAGAGTCTATAACTGTAAGGATAGATCCGCTGCTGCTAATATTGGTTATGAAAACGTGAGAAAACTGGATTTTAACGACATCTTAGATGCCGCAGGTATAACCGATGAGAAGCTGGCACAGGTAGGTTCAGAGGGGTTAAATGCAACCCGCCCCATTACGGATGCAGACGGAAAGATAAAAGCTGTGCCGGACTATGCTGCAAGACACAGATATTGGGAAACTAACCTTAAACTTAAGAACAAGATGACGGATAAATTAGAGCTAACCGGAAAAGATGGTGAACCTTTACAAATGCAGGTTTTAGCAGGAGTTGCATATGTCCCAAGTGGTACAGATCCCCGATCCAATAGGGATGCACCAGTGGCAGATACAAGTGTTATTCAAGGATCCCCAGAGATTCAAGACGCTGATCTGGCACCGGAGAGCCCGCAAGACAACAACAGCAATAGCTGAGTTATACAAGCAGGCTCATCTAAGAGTTGGTCCTTATTGGCATTTATTCCCTACATATAGAGAAGCTAAAGACGCTGTGTGGCGTGATCCTAATATGCTTTTTTCCATCATTGATAAAAGAACTGTGGCAAAGACTAATGAGTCTGAGCTTATTGTGTACTTCAAAAACGGAAGCTACTTACAACTTATTGGTGCCGATAACCCCGATAGATTAAGAGGTGCCGGACCTATGGGCATTGTTTTAGATGAGTATGACTTTATGAAAAAAGAGGTATGGGATACGCTTGAGCCTATCATAAGACAAAACAATGGCTGGGCATGGTTTGTAGGTACTCCAAAGGGTAAGGGTAAGTTATACGATTTATACAACAGAGGTCAGGATCCAACCTTTTCTCATGAGTGGAAGAGTTACCTGTTAAGAGCCTCTGAGTCGGGAATTATATCTCCTAAACAACTTGAAGAGTCACGTCTTACTATGTCTGAGTCTTTATATAATCAGGAATGGGAGTGCCTATTCCTTGAGGGTGAGGGTAGCGTGTTTAGAAATGTTAGAGCTGCGGCTACAGCTACCCCACAACCTCCAAAGAAAGATCATTATTATGTAATGGGTGTGGATCTTGCTAAGGTGCAGGACTTTACTGTCATCTCGGTATATGACAGAGCTACAAATGCACAGGTTTATCAGGATAGATTCCAAACCCTTGAATGGCCCTTTCAAAAGAAGCGTATTAAAGAAACTGCGTTAATGTTTAACAACGCACTTGTCATACTTGATGCCACAGGCTTGGGTGATCCTATTGCAGATGATCTATTGCGTGAGGGTATTAACGTGCAACCCTTTAAGCTAACCAATGAGAGTAAGAAAGAAATGATTGAAAAGCTGTCTATTTGGATTGAACAGCAGAAGATAGCGTTTATCAACATGGAGGAAACACTTATCGAGTTTGATAACTATAGCTATGAAATAAGCAGTAGTGGTAGAGTGATGTATAACGCTAGAGAGGGCTATCACGATGACGTAGTGATTTCCCATGGGTTGGCGGTTTCCGGACTGTTTCCGATAGTTGCCGATGAGCAACCAAAAGAAACACCATTGATTCGACAGGAGTTACAGCGTAGAATTAGAAATAGCTATGGAGGAAATTATGACGATTCAGACCTCATCGCAATCTGAGAATAAAACCTATACCCAAGATCAGTTAAGAGAAATAGTTTACGTTCCAAGTAAAGAGACATTACCTCAGGTAAAAGAGGAGATTTATACCCTTGGACATGAGGATCTACATGACGCATTGCTGTGGATACAAGACATCTTAGAAAGATGCTCCATTCCCTTTATTGTTGGCGGGGAGTTAGCTAAGCAGATGCTTAAGGAAAGTGACCCCAGCCTCTCAGGTGATAGGGTAGAACTTTATGTATATGACAGATACCTTACAGACTCCACTAGCTCATTTCTTAAAACATTTCTAAACTTAAAAGAGGTAGATAGCGTTATTGAAACCAAATACAAAGACGTACCCATCACCATTAAAATACTTGATAAAACCTATCCCTTTTTTGATAACCCGGATACAAGGTTTTATTATGTGACAGAGTTTAGATTTCTTAACCCCTTTAGTGAGTATTGGAAAGAAAAGGATAATATATGATTGTTGAGTTTATCCTTACAGGAATTATTGTTGCACTAGTCATAGAGAGGGTATTGTACACAAATAGTGTTCATAAGCAGTTTAATGAACTAACAAGAGCGGTTATTGCAAAGAGTGCAACTGATCTGGCACAATCAAAGGCAATAGAAGAAGTTACCTCTTTAGCAGATGAAGAGAACTCCGATGTGGTTTTAGCTGAGAGTATGTCAGATGAGGAGTTTGACGAGATGGTTAAAAAGCAAGCTGAATAATGGAAAACCCTTTTATAAGAAACAGAACCTCATATATACCCACAACAGCCATCGCACAGGAAATTGATAAGACTGTGGAGTATTATTCCAATCAAAGAAAACCCTTTGAAAGAAAGTGGTATGACAATAACTACTTTGATGACGGATATCATTTCAGATATGTGTCACGTACTACCGGAAAGATCATAGATATTGGTGAACGTGGCTCATTAAATCTTCCACAGCGTGCAATACCTAAAGCCTCAAGACAGATAAGAGGTATTGCAAACCTTTTAGTAGGTCTTGAACCTGCACCTGTTGTCTACCCGGAAAAGGTAACAAAGGCAACCATGACGGATGCACAACAGTATCAGATGGCCTTGGAAGCCTCAAAGATGGTAGCAAAGCAATCCGGTGTATGGCTTGAGGAGGAGTGGAAAAACCAGCATCTTAAAGAAAAGCTCATTCATATGGTAGTACTTGCCGCAAAGCATGGAGTTTCCTTTATGCAGGTATGGCCTGATGCGGTAGAGGAAAAGATAAAGACACAGGTATTTGACGCATTTGATATTTATCTTATGGGAAACCTTACATCTATTTATGACTCTCCCTCAATAACCAAGGCATTCCCACAGCTTATTAGTGTAATAAAAGCGAATGAAAACTTTGATCCCATGCAACTTGAAAGAATATCACCTGATAATAAGTATGCCTCAAGTGAGATAAAACAGGCATATATGCAGTCAAGGTTTGGTAGCGGAATGGAAGCGGATGCTGCTGCAACCCTTATATTAAAGGAGTCATTTATCAAGGAATATCTAAACGATGATAACTGGCAGGAGGTAGTATCAAAGACTGATGATACGGATATCCTAACCGGTAAGAGTAAGGGTGATATGGTAATGCGACACGTCTTTAGTGCAGGTGGGATATGGTTAAAGGATGAATATGTAGATTTACCTGACTATCCTTTTGCAGACTTTAGATTTGAGCCGGGAGCGGTATATCAAAAGCCTATTATTGAAAACTTTATACCTGCAAATAAGTCTTTGGACATCTTGGTAGATAGGCTTGAGAAGTGGTCAAATAGTATGGTAACGGGTCACTGGCTTGTACCAAAAGGTCAGGATGTGGAGATAACAAACATCCCCGGTGGACAAAAGCTATCTTATACCGGAACGCCACCCATACAAGGACAGATGGCAAACGTACCCGCAGGAATATTTAATCTCATGTCATTTTTAGAAAAGACTATAGAGGAGCAAGGTGCCTCAACCTCAGCACTTGGACAAATACCTGATGGTGTCAGATCGGGTAAGGCTATAGAGTCGGTTAAATCTACCGAATACACTAACCTAAAGATTGCCGCAGATCAGTTTAAGGAAACAGTCAGAACCATAAGCGAGAAGATGCTAGACATTGCGGGTAATCACTTTGTAACCCCGCAAACTGTATACCTGTTAGAGGGTGATAAACCGACATATTTTGACATCATCGGACAAAGAGGTATCAAGATAAGACAAGAGGCAGGAATTGATATACCTGAGGGCGTTGTACCTATAAAGGGTGATTATCAGGTGGATATTAATATAGAGTCAGGTCTTGGATATACCATGGAGGGTAAGAAAGAGTCATTAAAGGAAATTGTTGACTTTTTCATACCTTTGATGGAAAGAGGGCTTATTACACAAGATGCGATGATGGTGTTATCAAGACAGCTTTTAGATACCTATCAATTCGGTGCTACACAGGAGTTTATGGATGCACTTGAGCAAGGTCCACAAACCGCACCTCTAAATGATGAACAGATCATGCAGATAAAGGTTGGGGTTTTAGAGGCGTTACAGGATGCCGGATATGTAGGACCCGAAGAGGAAAATCGTCAGATACAGACAACAAAGATAGGTGTTGCAGAGGCTATAAACGATCTGCAGGGAAACAGCACGCCCGCACAGGGTAATGTAGAGCCTCAATTATAAAAACAATTGACAGTAATACCTTGACAAATTAATATTACCTTTAGCGGGATAAAAAGGCCCGCCAATGTTAGCAACCAGAAGGCTACCTATAAATAGGTGGCTTTTTTTATTTTATTTATTTTACTGAGCATTCCCGAAAGGGAGATGTCAGGAGGTGATTAGCGTGGAAGATATACAGGATCAGTTAACTAAGGAGCTTTATGGAGATGATAATGCAACCGAAGATACTACAGAGCAATTGGACACTACAACAGATGCAAGTGTGGAAAACGGAGCTAGTGAGAATGAGGGTGGAGATGTTTCAAGCACTTTCTCTTTGGGAGATAAGCAATATACCCGAGAGGAGCTGGAAACACTTGTTAAGTTGGGAGAAATCGGAAGAGACGCAGAAGAGCGATATAACACTAAACTGGATAGAGTTTGGCCCGAATACTCACGAATAAGTAACGAGAACAAAGAGTTACTAGAGAAAGTAAAAAATTATGAAGCTACTAAACAAGATACACCACAGTTTCCAGAGTCTGAAGAACAGGCTATTAGGGAAGCTAAAGAAGCCGCAAAGCGACTAGGCATATTGACAAAAGAAGATATCGAAGATTTAGGTCTTGTTAGTAAACAGGCACTTGAGCAGGAGTTTAGAAACCTGCTTAACAAGGAAAAGATAACCGACACTCTGGTAAATACCGCAGATACGCTGGAAAGAGAGATAGATGGAAATGATGGCAGACCTAAGTTTGATAAGCAGGGAGTACTTCAGTACATGGTGGACAACGGAATTAATGTTGACCCCAGTGCTTCATC